TGATATTGTGAATCATGTGTTGGCTCATCTCCGATGCCATAGCCTCACTCATCTCACGAGCCTGGTCCTCTTTGCGCTGGATATTTGCGACCACAGCGCCCTCGGTGTCAGCCGTCACGATGTGGACGAACACGGGCAGAGTCTGACCAAAGCGCCAGCTTCGACGAGTGGCCTGATAAAACTGCTCGTAGCTGTCCGAGAGTCCCACGAAAACTTGGTTGCGGCAGTGCTGCCAATTCAAACCGAATCCAGCAATCGACGGCTTGGTGACAATGACTCTGTGACCGCCAGAGGTGAAAGCGTCGAGTCGTAAAGACTTCTCATCGGCGTCCATAGACCCAGTGACCTCGACGGCGTCCGGTATCATCGACGTGAGAGTTTTAGACTCGTCGTTGAGGTTGCACCACACAATCCATGGCTCATCCGACCCATTGACCATCTCGGCCGCATAGGCGCACCTCTCTGAGAGCGTCGACTTGCGAGCCGTTCGGCGCTCGGTGAGTGTCCGCGCCTGCATCTTGAACAACTGGCCTTCACTGGCGCTCTCGGCGTCGATTGTGTGTTGCACGATGTCGAGGGGGGGTAACTCGAACCCGTCGTCATCGTAGCCCATGTCGCTAGGCTTGCGCAGCATGCACGACCACGACGCCATCCACTCCCAGAATGGCTGTTTCGCGTGGCCCTTTAGTCTCCACTCAGACGTTTTCTCACCGTCGTGAACGAAATACGTCGCCAGCATCTCGGTGCGTGTCATCACGCCAACGAACTCGGCGTGATTGCCCAGCTCCATGTGGTCGTTCGGGGCTGGAGTTGCTGTGCAAGCCAGCCGAAACGGGATCGACTGACTACCATCGATGATCTGGTTCCGAGTCTTTCCGTCGTAGGATTTCAGAATACTCGACTCGTCGAGAACAATCCCTCCAAACAGAGTGAGGTCAAAGAGATGCAAGCGCTCGTAGTTGGTGATGTTGATTCCGGCAACGAGGTCATCAGATGACCGGCACACGTTGACCTCAATGCCGAATTTCTGACCCTCTCGCCGTGTCTGATCGGCCACAGAAAGAGGAGCGATAATCAGCACCATCCTCCCCGTGTGGCTCGCGACAACTCGAGCCCACTCAAGCTGCATGAGCGTCTTGCCCATCCCACAGTCGGCGAAAATTCCAGCTCGGCCTTTACGCAATGCCCATCGGACAACGTCCGTCTGGAACGGAAACATTGCCGGGTTTAGGTCGGCATCCGGGATGCCATCGAAGTGAATTGTCCTAGACTTTGATGCCAGGAATTTTTGATACTCGGTCAACGTCGCTCCCTCCAGTCCTCACCGTGCAACACGATGGGGTCACACATTGCCTTTAGCCTCGAAAATGCTCGCGGTCCGATGCGGTCTCGAAGCTCGTTCCCGAAAAAATTGGAGCTGACACAGGTCACCGTCATGAAGGCGGAGTAGCGTGCCTCTATGAGGCTCTCCAGAGCGTCTATCCGCCACTCTCGAGCCTCGGTCTTGCCCAGCTCGTCGAGGATGAGGCAAGGCACTTGCTCGTAGGGATTGAGGACCTCGGCCGGACTCTTCGTTTCGCCGGGTGCGCTCTGGAGCTGCCTCACCAGCTCCGCCCAGTCGATGTACATGACGGGCATCCCTCGAGCCATGGTCAGAGTCCGCGTGATGGCGGCGAGCAGGTGCGTCTTGCCGAGCCCGTTGCCGCCGGTGAACGACAGTCCTCGACTCGATGCGGCTGGATAGGCTACCGTGCGCGCCCAGTCTCGCGACTGATCCAGGGCGTGCCTCAAGGCCGGGTTGTCCTCCGTCTTGAAGCCATCGAAGGTCGCCGAGTGCAGGTTGCCGGGGAGCTTGGCGGCGTTGAAGAGGCCAATGCGGTGGTCGAGCCTCAGACCTGGGCACGGCTTAGTAAACTGGTACGAGAAATGGTCTCGCTCCTCGGTGTAGGAAATCCACTGGTCACCGCAGCACTGCGGACACGTCTGTAGAGTCTCCTCCTTCGTTCTGTAGGCGAAGGCGTAGCGCCCCTTGGCGGTCGTCGTCCACGCCCTCTCGCTCATCCCGTGGCATCCTGCCTCGGCGCACTCGAGACAGGTATCCGCCCAGCCCATGCGCACTGGAGCGACTCCACAGACGACGCAGGTGTGTGTTGCAATGACTCGCTCGGCGTAGTCGACGGCATCGTTTCCAGCGAGACGTCGAGCGGCCGCAACGACCTCCTCCAGAACTCCATACATCCCTGCATCTCTCATGATTTTACCTTGATGTTTCGGAGCGTTATGAGATGCCCGTCGTCGGTCCGCATCTCAGTTGCCACCTCTCGCACGAGGTACGGGCAGACCTCGACGGAGCAGACTACACACGGGTAGCCGTCGACGACGAGAGCACCTATTTGTCCGTGCCCACAGCCAGGGCCCCAACACAGTGCGGCAACCTCGTCCTTGAGCGGTTCGACTGGTATCGCGTAGATCATGATGTCTCCTCCAGTTGTCGTCTGATGTCTCTCGCTGGTATACACAGAGTCTGTGCCGCGATGTCTGTCCACTTCTCGCGGGCCTGCTTACTGGATCGAGCCAAAGCGTCCACAATCGCGTCGCGCGTTCCGCCCGAGTAAATGAGCGCGCTCAGCTCGTCCTCTGTCGACGGGGCGATTGAGCCGCTTGACGAGGCCCGCGCCATGAAGGCTTCGAGCTTCGTTGCGTCTCGGCAAATCAACTCGATGTCGATGTGGCCGCCGGCGACGTGGAATTCTGACTCCGAGCAGCCCTTGATGGCGGTCTTGATGTCTTCGACGCTGAAGCCGTCACTAAGTCTGGCGCGAATCTTCGTCTCCCTCGCACCCTTTAGCACTGAGCGCTGTTTGCCGAAGGTGGCCTGCCAGAAGGCGAAGACCGCTTTGACGTCGTCCGTCAGACCTTTCTGTGGAGTCCTCAGACCCTTCTCGGTCCATCGCCAGCCACTCGACATGAGCGCCACAATCTGCGGGATCTCCTCATCGACCTCATCGGGGGTTAGGCCGAGCACCTTGGCGACTGTTGAGCGCTGCAGAAGCTGCACGTCCCTATCGCGGGCGTAGTAGTGTAGGAGCCTGGCGGCCAATAGATGTGCGTTCATAGCGCACCCGCCAGTTTCCAGAGCTCGTAGCGCCCCGTAACCTCGACGGTCACGGTAAAGCCGCCGATGATGTCAATATCCATTGATTCCTCCTATGCCCATTATGCTTGGGCGCTTCTGTGGTCGAGCTCCACGACCAACTCCGAACACAGTAACTCGAGCGCTCTGGGATGAGCTGCGACGTGGGTTGCAGACTCCACCGACAGGTCTCGGCACCTTTCTCGCTGGAGGACGATTCAGAAAGGGATGCCATCGTCGAACCCGTCGTCCTTCGCCGACTCCTTCGGCCGCTTGCCAACTGCCACCGACTTCTTGGCCTCTGTCATGCCGCGCAAGTCGTTCTCGTCGAAATCGCACCAGGCATCCTCGGGCAGCTCAGGCTTGCCGTGTAGTTTGATCTCCTCAACTGTTGCAGCACTCGGTGTCCGGTACCCAATAGGGCGCGGCTTCGTGGTCGTGCGAGTCTCGCCGTTATAGTTGGGGTAGCTCTCGGTCTCGTTGCGCACATCGACGCCCACGACGACACCGAGCAGCCACTCGTGCGACGACTCCTGATTCTCTGGGTCCAGCCCCCCTTTGACATCCTCACTCCCAGGAATTCCTGCCGCGCGGCACAGGTCGCCCAGCTTATCGAGGCCGTATCCCTTGAGCACGATGTACGCACGCTCGATCTGGCCCGGAGAACCAAAGCGCGTGAATCTGAGGCCGAGCATGGAGTTGCCGGCCTTCGAGCGCAGACAGGCGGCGCGGGTGATGATGCAATCGTGCCACCCGTCGGCGAGTGGAGGGACACGGTCGGAGTATCGTTTATTGGTGCTGAATCCCATGCTATTTCGTCTCCTTTGCGGGCTCGAAGTTGACGCCGGCTGCTGAGTCGCTGGCGTTGTGGGGTGCGGTCTCGCCGTAGATGGCGAGCAGGATGGACCCGAGCGTGCCGCTCGGCGTCCCAATGACGGTATAGGTCAGGTCTGGGATAACTCCCTGCGACCCAGGCGGCCGCTTGCTGATGTAGGCCGGGCTCTTGATGTCCCAGGCGACGGCGTGCCCGCCGGGCTTCTTGACGCTGTACCCAACCGCATTGAAGAACTGCGCCGCCTTGCCCTTCATGCCGCCGTAGAGGTCTGGGAGCGTCCTCCGAGGTTCGCCCTCTCCGCCCGTCTCACAGGCTAGGCAGAGTGCGACGACGTTGGTGGGCAGCCCTCGAAGCTCTCCGAGAACGCCTTTCATCGTGTTTTGCACTTGTCCCCAGCGCTGCATGGAGTCGCGCTGCCCGGGCTCGTCGGCCTTGTAGTGGTCGACCATCATGCCGTGCAGGTCGCTCAGACTGTCGATGATGATGGACCCGAAGACGATGACCTCCGATTCGCCATTGTCGTTGGTCACCGACACCTTGCCTCGCCCTGCGACGAAGCGCGCGTGCTGGATCTCTCCGAGCAGAGCGTAGAAGTGCTCATAGTCGCGCACGAAGACGATCTCTGCTTCGGGGTTGGCCGCAGCGATGGCCTGTCGACCCTGCGGCTCCGTGAGGAGGATCATGGGCTCTGGGCAGAGCGCGCCCCACGTTGTTTTACCTGTCCCAGAGTCCCCATAGATCAAGACCTTAAGCACTTGCTGCTCACTCACTGCAATCGACGCCTTCATCTCTCCTCCTTGTGTTTATACGAGGTCAACGCCTCGACTGATTGATATCGGCAAAGGTCTGCCATCTCGCAGATCTTGCCCCATTTCATGCACGCGCCAGGTGAGCGCGGGAATCGTCGCTCTCCGAGGGAGAGCACGTCATAGACACCGAGAGGATCAAACCTCTCCAGCGCGGACTGGAGCTTGGCATCGGCTCCCTCGATCCCTGATGTTGCTCGTCGCATCTCCAGCGCCACCGCGTGGAGCTCGTGTCGAGAGCGGTCAATCTCGGCAGCATCAAACCGCACCACCTTGCGTCGAAAGTACTGGTGGTTTGTGGCCTCGCTCGGCAGTCTGTCGAGTAGCTCGACGTATTCGGAGAGCGCGAAGTCGTTGCCACGCACCTCCTGAATCAAGAATTCCTTCGTCGCCCTCGCTGGAGCGACCATCGACAGTCGAGCCCCGCTCTTGATGACCGGCCAGTCGCCGGGCTTCAAACTCTCGCACCGCATCGCCATGTCGAAGATGACGCCCGCAGGCCGTCGACCGTAGGCGTGCTCTGCGAGGATGGCGTAACCGACAGCTTGGAGCGACTGCCCGAGCTCCGCCTCGAGAGAGTCGAGAGACCCTGAGACGCCCTTCGTCTTGTGGTCGACGATCCAGACCTCGCCATGCTCGTCGACCACGATCTTGTCGACCCTTCCGCGAAGCTCGACGCCAGTGGACGCTCGACCGTTGGAGAGTCGCAGAGGGGCGGCGATCTCATCCTCCGTCGCGAATACCTCTCCTCCAGTGCCCTCGGCGCTCCACAGTGCGTCGTAACGCATCAACATGTCCTCCAGCATCGGGAGGTATTCGCGAAGCGCGGAGAACCCCTCAGGCATCGCAGCGTAGAGCGCCTCTCGAGCCGCCTCAATCCTCGGTTGGCGGAACAGTTCGATCTTCGGGCTCCACCACGCGTCCATCATCGAATGCCAGATGGTGCCCAGGTCCGCCGCCGTGCGCTCCACACCGATCGGCTCGAGATTGAGCCAGTGGGTGAGCCAGTACAGGTGTTGGCACAATTGCCAACTGCGCCTTGTGTGATCTCTGATCCAGAACTTCGCCATCCGATCCTCCTGTTCCGATCGCCTTCCATGGTCGCGATACAATCGTCTTCGATGTCTCTGCCGTGATGTCCTCGTCCTTCACTCCGAACCAGACCGCCAGATTGTGGCGGGCGTCAAGAGACCCTCCAGCCGCTCGCTTTGCCGCTGCCCAAACTCGCTGGTAACTCACTCCGCTCTGGGTACAGAATTCCTCCATCGTCAACCCGAGACACGCTAAGCGGGCGCTCAGGTTCGCCCTCACTCGTTTCGGTGTCGCCATGTTACTCCCCTCCGCCGAACGCGAATTTTCTCTCGCTCATCTCAATCCTCTTGCTCCAGCTCGTGCTGGAGCGCTGCTATCAGCACGTCGGCGGTGCTCTCGTCTGAGAGGTCCCACCGCTCTCGTGCCGCGTTGATTGTGCGTAGTAGTTGCCGCGCCACTGAGTTCTCCAGTCGCAGCGTCATGACTGCGACGCCGTCGAGCCGAATGCAGAGTCGTGCGGGCCTTGGAATGTACTCGCTCACTTGTGCGCCCAGGGTCGGCAGAACTTC